GCTGATGCCAGCCGCTGGGCCGGTGAAGACGCAGGTCATTGGGGTTCCGAACGAGGATTTGGAAGCACAGGCGTCGCGCGTTCAGGACTGGATGAACCTTTACCTTACGGAATTGGCGCCGGAATATTACGAAGAGTTCGACCAGATGCTCATGTGGCTTGGTCTGGTTGGTTCGACGTTTAAGAAAGTCTATCAGGATCCGGTCTTAGGCCGTCCTGTGGCCCGGTTTGTCACACCGAAGAATTTTATCACGTCGTATAACACGACTGACTTGAGTACATCATCGCGCTTTGCGCACGTCACACAGATGACGAAGAAGCAGCTTAAGTTGGCGCAGTTAAGCGGTGCGTACCGCAAGATTGATCTGGGCGACCCGCAGCAGAACCTAAGCAACTCTGATCCAATTCAGGCGCAGGTTGACAAGGTGCAGGGCATTGAGCCGGGCGCTGAAGGTACCGACGAATACAACATCTACGAAATCTACGCCGATATCGATCTCAAGGGCTTTGAGAACGAAGACGATATTCCTCTACCGTACATTGTGACCATTGACGAGAACAGTAAGAAGGTTCTGTCGATCCGCCGCAACTGGGATGAGGACGACGAAACATACCAGAAGCGCGACTATTTCGTGCATTACAAGTTCATTCCGGGCCTCGGCTTCTACGGTCTGGGCTATGCCCATATCTTGGGTAACAGCGCCAAGACGGCCACTTCGATCCGTCGCCAGCTGATTGATGCTGGTACGCTGAATAACTTCCCGGGTGGTCTGCGCGTCAAGGGTATGCGCATCGAGGACAACAACATCGGGATTGGCCCGACTGAGTTCCGCGAAATCGATACGGCCGGTTTGCCGATTCAGAACGCTATCATGACGATGCCCTATAAGGAGCCATCGGCAGTGTCGCTGCAGTTGCTGCAGGAGACGTATGAGGGTGCGCGCAATCTGGCCAACACGGCTGAGATTGCTGTTGGTGACGGGAGGCAGGACGCGCCGGTGGGAACAACGGTAGCGTTAATGGAAGCTGCGACTCGCGTGCAGTCGGCAACGCTCAAGCGTGCGCACAAATCTCTGGGCAAGGAACTGAAGCTGATCGCCGATCTGTTCGGCAAGTATCTGCCCGACGTGCCGTATCCGTTCCCTGTGCGGGGCGGAACGAAAGCTATCATGCGCGATGACTTCGACAACAACGTCGATGTAATCCCTGTCAGCGACCCGAACATCAGCAGCTCTGCGCAGCGGATGATGCGGGCTGAAGCGCTTTTGCGTTTTGCGACACAGGCGCCTGAACTGCACAACACACAGGAAGCTTTCCGGCAGATGTACGTCGAGATGGGGATTGATCCTCAGCGCGTTGAACTGCTGTTGCCGAACAAGGAAGCTCAGGCACCTGTGCCTATGGATCCGCTGACTGAGAACCAGACAGCGATGATGGGTGGCCCTCTCAAGGCTGGCGAGTATCAGGATCACGATGCGCACATCGCGTCGCACATGCCGCTTGCTGAGCAGAATCCAAACCTGCAGGCGCACATCAATGAGCATATGGCGCTCAAGCTGCGCGTACAGGTTCAGCAGATGATCGGTCAGCCTTTGCCGCCTCCGGGTACGCCAATGCCACCGGAAATGGAAAATCAGCTTGCGATGATGGTCGCACAAGCGATGCAGCAGTTGGCGCCGCAGTACAAGCAGCAGCCGCAGCCTGACCCGCTTCTTCAGATCGAAGCCGAAAAGGTCCAGCAGAAGGCGGTCAGTGATCAGGTCAAGGCCAACGTCGAAATGGAGAAGGCTAAGATGATCGCAGAAAGCGATGCTGCTGATCGCGAGACAAGGGAAACAATTGCTGCTATGAAGCTTGCAGCGGATTTACAGAAACAAGACCAAGGATCTTTTGGAGGTTAAGATGGCTAACGACTCACAACGCGATAAAGCACGCGCTACTTTTGGTAAAACTTTCTTTGAAAATTCTAAGGCTCTGCCTAATCCAAAGAACGCGGCGGCTGCTCTGCAGAAGCGCGCAAATGATCGTCCCATCCCGACCTATAAGGTTGGTGGTGCTGTAAAGAAGGCTATGCCTCCGCAGCCGACAGCAGCTGAGCGTGAAGCAGATCGCAAGCGTCGTGAGAGCTTGGCGAAGGCAAAGGTCACGCAGAGCGAAGCTGACACACTGGGTCGGTCGATGCGTGCTGAGGGCCCCGGCTATAAGGATGGTGGCAAAGCTAATGCTGGTGCCAAGCGTGCCATGAAAGCCGAGCAAGACTTCACTGGCCTTATGAGAGACGCAGCCGCCCGTGCTGCTGCCAAGGGCACTCCTGTGATGAAGCAGGGTGGCGCGACGAACGAGTACACCGCCAAGCGCGTTATGTCCCGCATCAAGGCTGGCAACTTCAAGGATGGTGGCCGTGCCGAATTACTTCGCGACCGTCGCATGAAAGACATCGAGAAGGATTATAAGATCGCGCTTGCCAAGGGTAAGAACGAAGGCGTTGCCAAGGCGAAGTACGAACAGCGCATGGCTGATGCCGCCGACGATTACGCCAAGCGTACCAAGGCTGATCGCACCGCGACACGCGCTGCAGAGAAGGCCTCTGAGGCTGCTCTGAAAGAAGCCCGTCGCACCAAGGGTATGAGTATGCTGGCACGGGCCGAACCAAAAGCGGTGACCACTGAAGCTTCAGTAGCAAAAGTCACAGATAGCTTAGGTGCTATGTCTGTACCCAAAATGGATAAATCCATTGGCGCAAAGCCAGCGGCTAAAACGCCGGCTAAGACGCCTGCTAGACGAGTGGCTACAACTCGTGTAGTACCTCCTGCGGCTGCTTCTGCCGCAGCTACTCCACCACCACCTCCACCGCCACCACCCGCTGCCGCAGCGGCCCCCGCTGCTGCTGCTAAGCCAAAGTCCAATTACAACGCTATTCGTTCACCCGGCGCTCTATCAGGTATATCTTTTGATTCTGGGCCTTCTGCGCCTGCGCCTAAGCCTGCTTCTGCGAAAAAGCCGGTTGACTCTATTGCAAACAGAGTAGCAGCAATGTTTACTACTAAGGCAATGGCGCAAAAAAATGCCGAATTTGCAAAGTCGCAAAAAGCTAAGGGTTACGCCGCAGGTGGCGCCGGTAAAGTCCGCAAGGGCATGATGAAAGGCAAGTAAGATGTCACGTTGCAAGACCACTGATATGCCAATGGGATCCATGAAAAAAGCTGGAGGCGGGGTCCAGACTTCAGCCGACACAGCCCGTAAGCTGGCCACCGAAATGGGCGGTATGAAAGATGGTGGCGCTATGAAGCCCGTCGATAGTAGCAAGAACCCCGGTTTGAGTAAGCTGCCTTCAGAAGTCCGTAACAAAATGGGCTACATGAAAAAGGGCGGCAAGCCAAAAAGCGGCCTCGCTGTCATGATCGCCATTGGTGCCCCGATGAAGGGTGAGAAGAAGCCTGTGAAGAAAATGGGCGGCGGCATGATGTACGCTGGTGGTGGCAAGCCTGATAAGTTCGCTCAAGGCGGAGCTGGCAAGGTTCGTAAGGGCATGATGACGCCAGAAGGCAAAATCATCCATGCCATGAACAAAGTTCGCGGCAAGTAATAGGGGGTTTACCAATGGCTAAGCCTAAAAAACCACAGCCCACCATATCAACCTATCGCCCCGGCATAGTTGAGAAGGTTAGCGATGCCACTATTGGTGCGCTTGTTCGGCAAGCATCCAGAGCTACGGGCGCTTCTGAACGCCAAGCTAATAGTTATTCTCAAGACGCACTTAACAATATTGAAACGCTAACAGGATTAAAGTCCCTAGAAGGATCTATAAGGCGTTCGTTAAAAGGGAAAGGTAGCGTTGGAGATTACGTGGCTACCGGGCTAACCGCAGTTCCGTTTGTCGGGCGCTTACCTATTGTACGTCGCGGTGCCCGTGCTGTGGATGAGGCGCTTATGGGCCAGCGTGTTACCAACCATGTGGTTCCAAAGCCTAATGCCTCCCTTAAACCCACAATCTTGGATCGCCGCCCACTTACTAGCCCTGAGCAAGTTACTCACGCAAGCCGTAACATATCTGCAGCAGAGCTAAAAGATGCGATAAAACGTAAGCAGTTTGCAGTACCTAGTGAAGGTACTAAATTTAACAAGACGGGAGAAAAAGACAAATGGTGGAGCGCAGCAGATGAAAAAGGTACATTTGGCCGTCCTTGGAAAAGCTCTCAGCCGCATAGAGTTAGAGTACCTATAGATAAAATACCTAAAGGTCGTGCAGTTTCCATAAAACACGCCGAAGTCCTTGACCCAGCTACAAATTCTTGGAAGCCAATACCTCGTAAGGCTAACGGCGGTGAAATAAATGCTTCTCGCGCCAATGTAGCAACTCCTGTCAAAAAAGCTGCCGGAGGCGTTGCTAAGGTTCGCAAGGGCATGGCGACACCTGAAGGCAAAATCATTGATGCCATGAATAAGATACGCGGAAAATAATAGGCCGTTTAAAATACAATTTAGATTGATGTCTACTGTTGCACATTCTCCAGAGTTTGCTAAGAAGTTGAATATATCGCAGAAGGTAGAACAAAAGTTCGCCTCTGCGACGAAAAACTATAGGAAACTGCCGGAGCAAAAGAATGTCAGCGGAAGAGATAAGACGCAGAAGCGTTGAATTAATTAGCGAACAGCGCGACCGCGCGGCGCAATACAGCTTGAACGCAAGATTTACGCCATCTGCTTATGCAAGCAATGGCCGCATCCCAGCCACCACAGCAGAAGAAATCGCCCTTCAAGTCATTGAGGGGAACGCGCTGGTGCGTGCGTATACGGACGCGATTGCAGTGATTAACGAGGTCTACAGGAAAATGCATAACCCTGACGACGATAAAATACCGGAGCAAGTAAAGAAGGAGAATTTCTGGTGAGTGAGAACATATTAGGGATTAAGCTTCCGCCCAATCAGGGCTTAAGCCATGTCGAGGCGCACGAAGAGGGTCTGGCGCAGGAGCTGATTGATCAACAATTTATAGCCATGACAGGCAAGCCGTTTGATATGCGGCCAGCCGGATACCTTGTCGCGCTGAAGATCTACGTTGAACCTGATGAGCTGAGCGTCGTTGAAACCGATGATGGCAAATCAGTCACCCTCTACCGACCAATCAGTGTGCAGGCTGAAGAGAAGTATCAGTCCTGCTCAGCACTGGTCTGCGCACTTGGACCTGAAGCCTATAATGGCGAAAAGTTCAACGACAGCGGGCCTTGGTGCAAGGTTGGCGATTGGGTGATGATCCCTCGCTATGAAGCCACTGCTGTTTCCTATCGTGGTGTAGCTGTTGCTCTCATTCCTGATGACCGCATTATGGCTGTCATTACCGATCCGACTGACGTGAAGTCGGTAAAAGACGCTACGAAATTTTAATGGAGGTTTAAATGATTGATGGTGATGACGGCCCAGAAGAGTTGGATCTTCCGCTTTTTGAAGAAGGCCCTACTGATAGTGTTGAGCTTGAGCTTGATGACGATGATGTTGGCGGTAACCTAGTTGATTACTTGGATGATTCCGAGGAAGACGACGAGGTTGCTGCTGAAGACGAAGAGGAGCCTGAGGAGGAAGAGGACTCCGAAGATGATGCAGAGGAAGCCGAGGCTGAAGACGATGATCAGGTCGAGCCGGAGGAAGAGGAAGAAGAAGAGCGACGTCCTCGCAAGCGTGACGCAGAGCGACGCATTTCCGAACTATCCCGGCGTGCTCAAGAAGCTGAACAACGTGCTCAAGAAATTGAAGCTAGGCTGCAGCAGGAATCCGCATTAAGGCAGCAATCCGACCTTGCCATGATGACCCACTATGAGCAACGCCTGCGTGGTGATGCTAATGTGGTTCTTGGGCAGATCGAAGAAGCGATCTCAATGGGTGAAAACCGCAAGCAAGCTGAATTGCAGGCGCAGTTCAATCAGCTTCAAAACGATCTGTCTGGCATTGATGCATGGCGCAAAGAAGCTGAGGCTAAGATGGTTGAGGCGCAGCAGGCCCCGGCCCAGCCGGAACCTAAGCAGCAGCAACAGCAAGTTACTCTAGAGCCTCGGACTCTTGGATGGATTGAGAAGAACCCTTGGTTCCAACCTCAGTCGTCTGACTTCGACGCTGAAATGCATGAAGAAGCTACAATGTTCGCGCGCCGTTTGGAACGTCGTTTCAAAGCCGATGGTCGTGGGGATGAGATTGGAAGCTCTTTGTACTTTAAGGAAATCGACAAGCACATGCGGGCTGAGTTTGCCGATGCTATTCCAGACAGATCAGCTCCTAAGAAGGCAACACCAAAGATGAAGCGAGAAAATACAGTCGCTCCGGTCGCGCGTAGTGGAGGTTCCGACAGCCCTACGAAGCGTACTGCCAAAGTTGTCATGTCAGCAGCTGATCGCCAGTTTGCTCGGAGCATGGCTGCGTCAGGAGCATACAAAAAACCAAATGGTCAACGCATGAATGATGCAGAGGCAGAGCGATATCACGCTGCCTTTATGCTCAAGCAAAGGAAGGGTTAAACTATTATGGCAAGAGTATCACGAGTGGCTCAGAGCCGCGCAGCAACAACCCGCAGCTCGGATATGCGTCCGCAGTCGGAAACGCACTTTCAGTCAAAGCTACACGTTCCAAGCAACAAGATCCCTGATGGGATGACGTATGCTTGGGTACGTGAGTCCACGCTCAACGAGCCTGATCCCGACAACATGACGGATCGCATGGTTCGCGGCTGGGCTCCAGTTCCAGCAGCTCGCCACTCTGAAATGGTTCCGCCTCCGCTGCCCGGTCACGAAGGTATGGAAGCGATGGTTATTCGTCGCGGCGGCCTTATTCTTTGCGAACGGTTTACAGAAGACGTGGAAATCTCACGTCAGGAACGCGACATCGAGAATATGGAAGTTCTACAGGATGTGGCTTGGACTGGTCAGTCGGATCCGAATATGCCGCGCATTGACGAAAGTAGTGTTGGATTTGAGCGCGTTACTTCGTTTAAGGATTAACAGCTCCGGCCGCAGTGAGTGATTACTGTGGACCCACTAAGCCCCCGCTGGTTTCAACGCTGGCGGGGGTTTTTTATGTTGTTGACAATATATTAGATCAGTAGTAATTTACATATATCGACACCCGTAACGTATCGTGGTCCCTGAGTATGGTCTGCTTATTACGACGCCAGTCACGTATCTGGCACCAAAAGCGATTGCCGTTACGTACCGGCAGAAACCAATCATTCCTTTTAGCATGGAGAAACCGTATGTCTTACGGCACGAATGCGCCTAATGGTTTTCAGCCCGTCAAGAAGCTTGATGGTTCTGCTTGGACTGGCGCGACAAATCCTTACCAAATTGCAAACGCTTACGCGACTGCACTTTACCGTGGCGATCCTGTCACAACTCTTTCTGACGGCACACTTGGTGTTGGCGTTGCTGGAGCTACCTGCATCGGCGTGTTCTGGGGTGTTAAGTACACCAGCAGCACTGGCGTTGTAACGTTCCAGAACTACTGGCCGGGTAACCCGGGCGTTCTCACCGGTTCGACCGTTGAAGCTCTCGTGATTGATGACCCGAACACGGTGTTCTCTGTTCAGGAAACCAACGGTTCTGGTGCAGCTGGCACACCGCTTGCTCTCGCTGATCGTGGCTTGAACATTAACTTCCTGTACACTGCGGGCTCAACTGCAACGGGTACTTCCGCTGTTTCCATCGATAACTCGACAGAAGCCGTGACTTCTACGCTAAACTGCAAAATCCTCCAACTTGATCCGACTCCGGGTAATGTTATTGGAAACTTTGCTAACTGGCACGTTGTCATTAACAACCACCAATATCGTAGCGGTATCACCGGCATCTGATAAGCCAGTAGAAGGAATTTAAAATGGCTATTAATACAACCGCAATCCGCGACCTGCTTCGGCCCGGTCTAGCCGCCGTATTTGGCGACTATCCGATGTACCCCGGTCAGTGGTCGGAAGTCTTCGAAAAGCACACGTCCGATAAGGCCGTTGAAATCGAAGTCGAAGTCAAGCTGCTTGGCTTGGCTCAGATTAAAGCAGAAGGTGCCTCGACCGCTTACGGCGAAATGGGCCAACGCTTTGTAACGAACTATGTAAACCGTTACACCAGCATTGGTTTCATCATCACCCGTCAGGCGATCAAGGACAACTTGTACCAATCGTCGTTCCCACTGCAGGCGAAGGCTCTTCGTCAGTCGATGGAACAGACCAAGGAAGTGCTTGGCGCATCTGTGCTAAACAACGGCTTCTCAGCCAGCTTCCCTATTGGTGACGGTCAACCTCTGTTCTCGACGGCTCACCCCATCGAAAACGGTACTGTTGCCAACACCTTCACGGTACAGGCTGACTTGAACGAAACGTCGCTTCAGGATGCTATCGTTGGCGTTCAGCGCTTCCGTGATGCTGCGGGCCTCCGCATCATGACGAAGCCTACGAAGCTCATCGTTCCAGCTGAACTGCAGTGGACGGCGACTCGCCTGCTCCAATCGCAGTTCCGCGTCGATACAGCGAACAATGATATTAGCGCAATCTACAACAACTCTGCGGTTCCGCAGGGTCACCGCGTTAACATGTTCCTGACCGACACGAACGGTTGGTTCTTGCTCACCGACGCTCCTAACGGATTCAAGCACTACGAGCGTGAATCTCTTGAAACCGATGTCTACACGGACTTCGACACCGACAACCTCAAGGCGAAAGCCATTGAGCGTTATTCGTTCGGCTGCTCGAACTTCCGCGCAGGCTGGGGTTCGCAGGGCGCTTCCTAATCGGATAAGGGGGGTGGCATCCGTCACCTCCCTAATTTTGGAGAAAATCTATGACTCACTTCTCTGATGGTGTCCGGGCAGGTAGGAACTTTGCTAATAACGGTACCGCTTCGGAACCGGGTGTGGCTATGTCGCCAATGTTTGTTTATGACATTGTTCCTGTGGCTTTTTCGGCAACAGCAGTGGCTGCGGCTCAAGCAGTAGCTGGCGCTGGTAACCTTACCATAAACGGTGGTTCTGCAACTGGTGGTGTTGCTACTTTTGATGTACCACGCACCATAACGATTGTTTCGACTAACGCTGGTGATACGACTCAGACCGCAACTGTAACGGGCACGGATGTTTACGGGCTTGCAATGTCGGAATTAATTACGTTTAACGGCACAACAGCCGTTACTGGTCAGAAAGCATTCAAGACTGTAACTCGTGTTGCAATCTCAGCTGCTCTTACTGGCAACGGTAGCGTTGGTTCGACGGATGTCTTTGGCTTTCCGTTTCGTGCAAACACCCGCAACTACGTCCTGACTGCTTGGAACGGCGCATTCGTCACCACCGGCACTTTTGCTGCTGCTGACGCAACCGTTGCAACAACAACGACGAATGACGTTCGTGGTACCTACGCGGTTCCTGACGCTGCTGACGGCTCAAAGCGCCTAACCCTTTGGATGT